CCTCCTCTTTTTTTTTAAAGGAGCAAAACAAATGGAACTATTCGTAACAGACAATGAACTTGATCGTGGTGCGAACTGTCTTAAGACTATGTGGGGTCGAGACAATGTTGTTGAGATTGTTAGACACCATGTAGGTAGTATTAAAGGTATGGCAGAGACTATGTGCTACATGCAAGGTAAGACTATGCCGTATAACGTCCCGCCCCTAGCTGACTTCATTGACAACCTATGTCAGTCTATCCTGGGTACAGACAAGTATTATATCTATGCCGCCCACCCTACAATTGAGAATACCATTCTTAAATGTCATAAAGGGCCTTCGCTACATGGTCGGGTGATGAACCCGGTATCTGCTGTGATGCAGGTATACTGTGATAAAGACGGTCTATGCTGGTATATCTCAGACAAGCCGTTTGAGTCCCATGCTTTGAAGCCGTTCACCATCTATAATAAAGGTAACGGGTATTTTGAATACTATGGACCTAATGCACCGTTAGGATCAGATTACTATATTGAAGAGTTTAAGGAGTGGTAAGATGGACGAAATCAAGTTAATCACATTTTTCCCGGTATGTTCTCGATCAAAGAAGAACATTATTAATTTCTATAAGCGTTTGCAGGAGCATGCTAAGACTTACGGGTATTTGACAATTCAAGACTATATTCGTATCTGGCAACATATTCCCGCTAACAAAGAAGATGCGATTATCGAAAAAGGTTCCGCAGACTGGGGTGTCACGGTTCACGATTTCCCTGCTAAGATCAGTATTAAGAAGCACCCTATTAACGGCTACTATCTATATATGCCCTCAACATATCTATTGTAGGTGATAACATGGATAAAGGTGTATATAAAGAGCTTAAGTACGTCTTTGATGATGTAATCTACAATCATAAACAAGACGGTACTGTCGACGGTGTGACCTTATGGTTTTATCATATTAAGGATCAAAAACAGTTCAAGCGTAAATTCCAAGATTACCGGTTGTGGTTAATTCATATACAAGGGTTCTGGTATAAAACTGTATTCGAGGAGTATATCGATATGCCAGGACAGCTTGGTTTACGGTTTACTATAATCTGGTAGTCTAAAAATTACAGCTTACTATATAGAAAGAATAAGGAGGTTCATAAAATGAACGACGAAAAACGTTATGAATACGATGGATGGTTTCCAGGAGTAGAAGGAGACGATACTGCATATGGATTGTTCTGGGATTCAGAGAACAACTATCGAGCATGTATTAAACCAATGGAACAAGATGAAGCTGTTGAACTTTGGCATTCTGTTCAAGAAGAACACGCTGCTGAAGTCAAAGAAGGTGCATCTCATGTTGGTAAGTACATCGCGATAGGTTGTGGTCTGTTTATCGGGCATAAGTTGCTATCGCATTCCGGAGCTTATGGAAAAGCTAAACGTTGGATTTCAAATAAATTCGGCAAAAAGGAAGATGAAGGAATTATTATTTCTGAAGAATAGGAGTTTGGGTATTTTTACCCAGCTCTTATTTTTTTTTTTAAAGGAGTATTTAAATGATTAGAGAAGTAATATTAAATAGTTTTGCAAGTACACTATCTAAACGGAATCGTGATAGACTGAACTCAGCGGTTCGTTCGATTATAGCCAATCCTAAAACCTTTTTGGACAATAAGACATTTAACGACTACCAAGACTGGCTGTATTTCAACGGTGGTAGCCACAACGGTTTATCACCTTTAACCTTACGTGTGTTTAGTATTGTAGCAGATAAGTTAGGTATTAATGTAGTTCATGTATACGAACTTTGGGAAAACGATCAACTTATCTTCTATCCAGATGTCCCTAGTAGATTGACACCAACTATGTACGACTCACTTATTAAGTTAGAAAAACGCGTTAGTAAACTAGTTGATGCAGGTAAGAAGATCTACTTGGTTTATGATATGGGTTTCAACAAGATTGGTATAACAAGTCTTTTCTTTAATAAATGCCGTGGTCAAAAACCTTTTAATTTGGCAGATGTTAAAACTGATATCCCATTCTTCCAAGCTCGGCATGAGAAAAAAGAATACGTAACTCTGAACGACCTGCGTAAAGTATATGGTTATGACCCAATCCCGTCTAAATCCAAGGACGACGGATATAGTGCCGAACGCAATACTAAGAAACTTATTAAGTATCTTAACCCTGGCATTACCAACAAGGAGTATAAACGCCAATACAAGGTCGCTGAGGAAGTTGATTTTAATAAGACTATGCTCCGGCATTTCAAACTATTCAAAGAGGGTCTGAAGAAAGTATCCAAGGTTGAATTCGCTAATCCGGAATTAATATTCTTAACTATTCAAGCTACAGACAAGTATCCGTTTAACATTTTCATAGACGACGATCTAGGTAAACGCTACTTAGAAAAAGCTATGGCTGTTGTTTCCTTACACTACGAAAATTTGGAGGTTTAATTATGACAGAACAAGTACGTAATTCAGAAGGACGGGTATTCAAGCAAGCATGGGGCCCACGCTCATATGCTAAGTCACTATGGGATAGTATCGCGATGTATATGAACCGTCGTGGCGTTATCTACGACCAATGCCGTGAGTTCTCAGAGTATTCTCAAATTACTCGTATTGAGTACAGCCGAGCATACAAGTATCATGAGACAATGGCTCGTCAGCGGATTAATGAAATCCGTAAAGCAAATGGTCTTCGGATGATCCCGTTGAAATCTAACGATTGGTATCACGAGGATATTGTATTAGAAGGATTGGAGGATTATAAGTATGGAAAAGTCAGCTAAGTATATCTACTTCTTCTTCATCATGGTTATCTTGACTATGATGTATATGGCGCCAACTATGGTGATCATCTGGTTGGCAATGAAGTTTGCTGTACTTAAGGGTATCGGTTTCCTCTTTGGTTTCTTCTTATTATTAGGGTATATTATGGCCCTGACATCATTGTTTGTAGACCTGAGGGAGGGAGATACCCCACCTGTGAGAGAGCCTGAGGAACCTTGTAAGTTAGTGAACTCTAACGGCTCACCGTTCTCAGTATACCAAGAATTAAGTATATTCGAGAATTATGGGCTGGTTAATGTCTATAACAGGTTCTCAGAAGTTCTGAAACGACTCGAGTTCAATAAGAGCTATCTGACTAAGGCTCAGCAATTAGCTTTGATGTTTACCTATCTCAGCTCATGTATGCCGAAAGATATTATCGAAGATGAGTTATTCATCTATAACGAATGGTATCAAGGACGAGTCGCTATATTGTTAGCGATTGATGACCCGTTCAAATACGCATACAACTCAGATTGGCTAAACTTTGTTGAATCAGATATTGAAGGAGACCATTACGTCTTTGTCATAAATCAGACTAAAGGCGTGACCGCATATAAAGGGACTAGGGATGAACTAGTCGAACAATTTAAATTAGATTGGCCGGAGTAAAATGACAGAAAACAGAAAAGTAAAAAGACCTGAAATTAAAGAGGTCAGTAGAAGTATTAAGGATATCTTAGAACCCGCGTTTGATATTCTTATGATGGACCCTGCGAACGATAGAGACTATATCGATGATCTACACAAGATCATGCATGAAATTGTCAAAGGCGCACATTACAGATTTGATGCAACTGACCTTTGGGAGCTGTTCCAAATGGACTGTGTCTTTATTGCTACTCGTGATAGCTGGGTAAGGCATATGCCTAAGAACCTTATCACAATTGCTCGGATTGCTAATAACTTGGATAAACCTATTATCGACGTCTTTATTCAAGAGGACGGTAACGAGAACTACAAGTTCGATGTCCGTATCATGAAACCTACAGTCGACACTGGGGATAATAAATGGTTCTAACATTAGATGGAGGAGACAGCTTTGAGCGATAAGGCAACAAAACATGCAATATTTATTATAGCGTTCACTATGTGTACTGCCTTCTTCTGGGGGTTGATTGGTGTGTTGGTTCTACTATTTATGTGGAACCCGCACTTCCTACCTCTACTAAAAGGTGTACTGATACTATACCTCTTCGCTGTATGGGCTACGTCTGTTTATAAACTATGGGTAGGTAACTACAAAGGACGTAAGTTTATTATCAGCCCTATTGAAGAGCGGGGATATGATAACTATTGTACTTATGAAACTACAAAGAAAGATAAGGTGAAGAAAATGACAAGTGATGTTATCAAAGTTAATCTAACTCAGGCTAGTAGCGAAAATGATTTACTCATGGGTTATGTTGCTAGTTTAAAAGAAAGCGGTATTATCATCGAGCTTATCAGTGAAAACTATGCTGATAATTCGTGGAACTCACTTGTGGTGTTCACTATGAGTGCTAACGATCTGTATAAGATCCCCGACATTATTGAGCAACAAATTGTTATGGACGTTGTCGATGAAGAATACGTCACTGATAACGTTAAAGAAATTGCCATCATTGTCTATAACGACTACTTGGAATAAGGAGGTCTAATATGGCAGACAATAAAACTAAGAACGGACGCAAGTTCATTAAAATGTACGACCCTGAAACTGGTGAATACATTGGACCATTTGTTAATATGACTCACGAAGAAGCTCATGGTAAAAAGCCAGAAAGTCCTTTTGAATTCCGTATGGATAAAGAAGCCTGGGATAGTCTTAAAATCGAGCGTGATGGTGCTCTTACAATCAAGATTGATGAGGAAGGCGCGAATACGATTGCCGAGATTCTTAGCCCTTTCCTTGAAGAGTGTGCAAAGGAAATTGAGAATGCTACCAAGAATTCTGCTGAGATCTTCTGCCGTATTACAGATTGTACATATGATACATTCAGTCGCTACGCAGAGAAATACGTGTCATCTATCCCTGCGCTATTACCTAATATTGTAAAAGCAGCCATAGCCACAATTTCATGTGTTGCCGACTTATCTGAAATCACCCTAAACGTGCCCTTGCTTGTATATGCTTTATATTATGAACGATATAATAATAGTATACTACCATCATCACAAACAGATATTGTTAGTGCCATGCTTGAACTGAAAAAAGAAGGTATGATACAATGAAGCTATTATGCAGACCAGATTACTACACCGAGCACCGTGACGAAATACTAGAGTTTGTCAAACACAAGGAGGATATTATCTTCACCGCTGACCTACCTGGGGTTAAGACGGATTTTGATTATTTCCTCATTGACAACGATACTGCTCGCCAGATAAGTTGGCATGTTAGTGAAGTTTACGACAACTTGCTCAAGAACACTAACATTCTGTCTAAGGAAATTGAGGATAGGGTTAACTATGAGACGACTCAACACTTCTATTTACCTAAATTCCACTTCCAAAGACCGGAATAAGTCCTCGATGTACCTCATTTTTACTATAATAAATCTGTAACTTATTACAAAGCTCTTAATAGAGGGAGTGAGATGGAGAGTTTTATACTCATATATTATAGGTAAAATATTAGACGTATTTTTCTACTATTATATACCACTCTCTCTATCGCTTAACTATTTTATTTGCTAGAAAAGGAGAAAAAATCATGGCAAATACACAACAACTTACACTTGAAAACGTTCGCGTTATCTTCCCTAACTTTGGGGGACGTGTTACAGACCATAACAAACTTGGTTCTCGCGAATTCTCTGCCCAACTAGATCCTGAAGTCGGTGCGGAACTAGCAGCACAAGGTTGGAATGTTAAATTCCCGTCTGAAGATCAGCCACATGGTAAAATCTTCTTGCCTGTAACTCTGTCTAATGGCCCTACGGTTCAACCATGGATTAAAATTGTCCTAGTTAACAACGGTCAAGGTACTATTGTACAGCCAGACGACGTTGAGCAACTTGCTATGCTTGACAATGTTACACCTGGTGCTCGCGCAAACCTTATCCTTAACCCATATCACTGGACAGTTGGATCTAACTCTGGTATCAAGGCTTATGTTAAGAAGCTTTATATCTACTTAGACGATATCGATCCTGAACTTGCACCACATATGGAAGAGTTTGAACGCGATATTAACTACTTATAATAATGATTCCCAAAACACTTGGGAAGATAACCTTGAAGCCCGAGCAATATGAAGCTTGCTCTAAACTCAAATCCGGCTCTATATTAATGGGAGGTGTTGGTTCAGGTAAGACATATACGTCTATATTCTGGGCTGCCTCCCAATATGGAGTCGATTTTTTTACGGAAGAAAGACCCTTGATCGTAATCACTACTGCTATGAAGCGGGACTTGATTGAGAAAGGTGCTGATAAACCCGACTGGCAACAATCTCTGGAAAATTGTGGGATACATAATTATATAGTAGACTCATGGCAAAACATTGAGAAGTACTATAATATATCTAACAGCGTTTTTATTTTTGACGAACAGAGGGTTGTAGGTTATGGGAAATGGGGCAAGTGCTTTATTAAAACCTGCTGGAACGATAATAAATGGATCTTGCTCTCAGCTACACCCGGTGATGTATGGATGGACTATATGCCTGTCTTCATCGCCAATAGATTCTACCGTAATAAGACTGAGTTCACCTCTCGTCATGTTGTATGGGATCCATATGTCAAATTCCCTAAGGTGAAGAAGTATATCGGAACAGCGGTTCTTGAGAAATACAGGAACCAAATCATAGTACCTATGGGTGATAGTCGCCAGACAACTCGTCATAGAGATTATGTATATGCCGAATTCGACTCGAAAGCCTTATTGGATCTGGCTAACACAAGATGGAACCCATTCACAGACGAGCCTATATTGAATATTGCTGAGTATACACAGCTCGTTCGACGTATTGTGAACACAGATCCTGATAGAATTCGTATAGCCGAACACTTAATTAAGACACATAAACGGCTTATTGTATTCTATAACTTCAACTATGAGTTGGATATATTAAAGGATATTTGTGAACGCAACAACCTACTATACAAAGAATGGAACGGCCTGAAACATGAGCATATCCCGTCTAGCGACGATTGGATATATCTCGTGCAATACACGGCCGGTGCTGAGGGATGGAACTGTACTACTACGGATTCTATCCTATTTTACTCAGTTAATTATTCATTTAGGAAAATGGAACAGGCAGAAGGTCGAATAGATCGGACTAATACCCCGTACAGAGACTTACACTATACTTATATCACCTCTCTTTCTAAAGTTGATAAGGATATTCTTAAGGCTGTACGAGATAAGAAACGATTTACTGAGGCTGCTTGGGCTAAAAAACAAGGTTTTGTTCCTATTGATATGCAAATTGAAAAGCTTGAGGAGGACTGGCTATATGGCGTCGAGATTGGAGGCTGACTTCCAAAAGATGGTCGTTAAAAGGCTCAGAGAGGCCTATAGAGGGCTTCTGCTGGTCGCTAAGACAGACCCTGGGTCAATACAAGGGATGCCTGATTTAATCGTTCTATGCGGCTCTCAGTACGCTTTACTGGAGGTTAAACGCTCATCTACGGCTAAGAAACGTCCGAATCAAGGTTATTATATCGAGAAATTCGGCAAGGATACCTTTACTGCATTCATTTATCCTGAAAATGAGCATGAGGTTATATGGTATATGTGTGAATTCTTCGGTTTAGACCCAAATCTATATTTCGATCTTAAAGGAAAATAGATAACTTTCTACTATTATAAAGGAGCTATATATAATGTATATTGTAGAATTGACGGGTAGGTATTTCAAGGCACTAGGTGTCGGTTGTCTTTTACATAATGAGACAATGAGAATGCCTTATTTATTTAATACAGTTGGCGATGCAGTTGATTATATTAAATCTACGTATAATGTTTCTATATACTTAAACAAGGTTAGACCTATAAATGGAAATAACGATGTGGTGTATGTCTATAGGTTCTCAGATAGCGATGATGTATCTAAGGAAATTAACATTATCCCATGTACAGTATATTCTAGAGGGGAGCTATAATGGAATGGATACCACACTGGAACTTAGTAGGTAAACACGCATTTTTATCCCCATCAGGTTACTCTTGGTTGGGATATGACTCAGATAAGATGGCTAAATCCTATGAGAATAAGCAAAATGTTGCTCGTGGGACAGCCTTACATGAGATGGCGTCGCAACTTATTAAGTCAAAAACAGAGCTTGCACCTAAAAAGAAGGCTCTAAACATGTTTGTTAACGATTGTATACGTGAAGGTATGTCGTCTGAGGTCTTATTATACTACTCAGATAACTGTTTTGGCACTGCTGATGGTATAAAATGGGACGCAGATAACAAAGTGTTACTCATTTATGACCTCAAAACCGGTGTTTCTAAGCCTTCATTTAAACAATTGGACATCTATGCTGCTCTATTTTGCTTAGAATACAACGTAAATCCTAAGAAAATTACCATTATTCAACGGTTGTATCAAGGAAACGGCTTTACTGAACAGGTCACAACGGCCGATAAAGCCCGAATTGATGGTGAAAATGATGGGAATATCGGTTGGATTATGTCTCATATTAAGGAAATGAGCAAGATTATTGATGAAAAAGAAGCCGAAATCAGACCATTTAGGTTCTGGTAAGGGTCAAAATGGTAGGATATTTGTGTAAAATTCTACAGTTTTTGAACAAAATCGCTAATTTGCCCCTGACAAAAGTGGATCAAAAGTCGTGATTTTCCCCAATTTTCCCCAAAAAAAAGTTGGGGATAGAGCAAAAAACTTGGGGATTTTGCCCATTTTTGGCCCATTTCCCCACATTTGACCTACTTTTGATCCGACTTTTGATCCACTTTTTTGGGCCCTTTTTTGCTATAATGTATGAGTAAATTTAGGCCTATTTTTGCATATTTTTTAGAGGTTTTTCAGTGCTTAAAAAGTGGATCAAAAGTCGGATCAAAAGTCCCGGAACTTTGGTGATTTTGGTCTTTTCCCCAAGTTTTCCCCAAGTTTTTCTATAAATCCCCAAGTTGAATGTGGGGAAAATTAAAAAGCTTGTCAGGGGCAAATTTGGAAAAAAGGGGTCATTTTGGCCTGTTTTTGGCCTATTTTTGCTAAAATAAAGAGGTTTTCCCCAAAATCCCACGGTTTTTTCAGAAAAGTTTTAAATATATTAATTAAGATTATATGTGTTTATTGTGGTATATTATGCATATTTATATATTGTCTTAAATTATATATATATTATATTATTTTTTAATAATCTCGCGCGTACGGGAACTATAATATAAATATATAAAATTACCTAAATAAATAAGGTTTTTTAATCAATATATATAAAAAGTTTCTGAAAAAACGTGGGGATTGTGGGGAAAACATATTTATTAAAGTTTTTAGAGGTTTTTCTCGATTTTTGTAGATTTCTATAAATTTTGAGATTTTTGAGAAATCGGGTTATATATCACAACCTTTTATTTTGGAGTGGATGTTGATGTGAGTTCCAAACTGCACATAATTTTATATGCGAGGTTTGCGTCGGTTAGTGCTGGCATAATATTTACCTCCTTATAAATATATTTTTGAACTTCATAATACATAATCGAAAAGCAGATTTTTTACTCCCTACATTACATTTTTTCATGATTTCTTGTCGAGCGGTTCGTCCAATAGTTTTCCAATCGACAACAACCCATATTCAGTTTATGGACCTTTTCATATTTTCTACGTTACATTTTGCTGTTAAGCGGTTAAAATAGGTTATGTAAAAAGTTATTAACTTGAGTCTGAACTTGCATATTTAAAATTGTGTGCGGTTTAGAATTCATATCGATATCCAATTGGGAATAGGATAAAATGTTGTGATTTTTACGATTTTTCGAGATTTCTAGAAACAAAATGGCTAGAATAGGCCTGAGAGGCTCATATTCGCGCTCTACGGCGTTTTAAGCATATAGTCGGTAAATAGTTCCACTTTGTGCTAAAATCGCTCTACGGGCCTGCTAGGGGGCTTAAATGACGTGCTGTAAAATGCACGATTTTTATTATTTTGAGGAGGGTTTTGCATTGGATTTCAAAAATGTCTTCGAAAATGAAGACGAAATCATGGACGATTTAAGTCAACTTTCTGATGAAGGACGAGAAATTATCCTCAAACATTATGGGGTAAAAAGACGTTCTGGTCGTTATCCTTGGGACCCATTATTGCATTTACCGAAGAACTATAAGTTCATCGAAGAGCGGGATGCGCTCAAAAAACGGGGTCTTTCCGACAACGAAATTGCAAAACAAATGGGGCTTTCAACCACAACTTATCGCTCAAAAGTAACGATTGCCAAAGAGGAATTGAAGGAATATAATATGCAACGGATTGCAAAATTGCAGGCCGAAGGCAAAATTATAGACGATATTGCTAAGGAAATTGGTACTACTGGGCAGACTGTTCGCAACTATATTGACGAAATGAACAACCCAAATAAGTCCTCTCGAGCTCAAAGAGTGCAGACTGAAGCGGTTGCAGACTCGTTAAAAGACGCTGTAAAACGGTCAAAATACGTGGATGTGGGTAAAGGAGTCGAGGTTCAGATGGGTATTTCCAAGGAAAAACTCAAAGCTGGACTAAATACACTGGTCGAATCTGGTGATTATGAGGTCCATAGCCTCCGAATTGCCCAGGTTACAGACAAAAATAACTCCACTCCAGTCAAAGTATTGACAAAAGCGGGGGTCGAACGGAAAGATATCTATAAAAACATGGATAAAATCCGTCCTGTTGAGGAGTTTGCTATCGATGGGGATAGTAGAATGTTCCAACAAATGGAGCGTCCTAAGTCTATTGGATGGGATCGTGTACATATTCGCTATGCAATCCCTGAAGGACAGCGTGGTCATGGTACAAATGATGACGGATCCACAATGGATGGGGCTATGTTCCTACGCCCTGGTGTAAAAGACCTTAATTTAGGTAAAGCATCTTATGCTCAGGTCCGTATTGCTGTAGGTGATACGCATTATCTTAAGGGTATGGCTTTATATGGTACCGAGGAAATGTTTAAAGACGTTCCTAAGGGTACTGATATCATATTCAATACCAATAAAACAAAAGATAAGGCGCCTCAAGATGTACTAAAACCTTTGAAAAAGAACCCTGATGGTGGTGCACCTATCGATGGGCCTAACCCATTTGGTGCTACAGTAAAACGTCAGAATGTTCTTATCGATTCTAAAGGAAATCCTGTATATAAAAAAGGGGTTACTGATAGACATGGTAATAAGGTACCGGAAATTGGGTCTGTCAATATTGTAAATGAGGAAGGTGACTGGGCTAACTGGTCTAAGACTTTATCCTCACAATTCCTATCCAAACAACCTACGACTGTTGTTCATGAACGTTTGAAGGCTACTCTAAAACAAATCGATGATGAGTATGATAGCATCAAGAAAGTAAACAACCCGGTAATTAGAAAACAATTGTTGGATTCATTTTCATCTGATCTGGAATCTAAGCAGGTACATATGAAAGCGGCAGCTCCTAAAGGATTTCAGGGGCACGTTATCTTACCTGTTCCTGATATGAAGGAGAATGAAATCTATGCGCCTAATTATAAAAACGGGGAACGTGTAGTTCTTGTTCGATATCCTCATGGGGGTCGATTTGAAATGCCTGAGCTCACTGTAAATAATAACAGTGTCGCTCGTAAAATGATATCTAAGAACAGTCCTGATGCTGTGGGTATCCACCCTAAGGTCGCTGCTAAAATGTCAGGGGCTGACTTTGATGGGGATACAGCATATCTTATTCCTAATAACAAAGGGAAGTTTAAAACAGCTAACAGCTTAAAAGAGCTGGCTAACTTTGATCCTAATATGTATCAAGATAAGCCCGGAACATTTAAGCCTATCGAAAAGAAATACCAGCAAACTTTAATGGGGGTCGTTTCTAACCTCATTACAGATATGACATTGCAGGGTGCACCAACGAGTGAGATTGCGCGTGCCGTAAAACATTCGATGGTAGTTATTGATGCGGAAAAACACAAGCTAAATTATAAACGGTCTGCTGAAGAAAACGGTATCGATGCATTAATGAAGCGGTATATGACGCACGTCGATAGAATTAAATACGG